GACAACAAACAGGCCCTCGGGGCCCTTCATGGTCACGAACAGGAACTTCCCGTGGTAATCTTCCTTCTTGTAGTACGCACGGGGCTGAATAAGCGTCTTGCTGCCGACGGTGGACTTGTCCGCCGCGCCGCTGGCCGCGACAACGTTCTGGGGGGTCATCTCAACCAGCGTGAAGGAAATCTTGGGATCGTACTTGTCGGGGTACTTGTCGCCGATAACAGGGAGGCGGTCGTAATCGTAGCTGGGGGACCAGGTCTTGCGGCCTTCATTGACCTTCACGCCGCCCTTAGTCACGCCCACCCACTTTTCGGGGTTACTGCGGGTGGTGTCGATCAGCGTCATCAGTTCCTCGACGGTGTCCACATCGTCCAGGGACACATCCAGCATCACAACACCCGCATCAGGGGACAGGTTATTGATCGTTTCCGCCGAAACGGAAGTGAGCATCTTCATTTTGCATGCTCCTTTCTCACAAATGGAAATACTGCACCTCGCAGGACACCCGCCCGCCGATCACATTCGGGTCGGTGTCATCCGTGACGTAGGTGATGAAATTAGCGTCGTTCCGGCGGACAATGGCATATCCGCCGGGGAAATTCAGCAGCAGCCCACCCGCAGGGATGGCTGTTTTGATCTTGTCAAGCAGGTCAAGCCGTTCCTTCATCGAAGGTGTCCAGGAGTCGATGGAGCTTCGACGGTGCCAGGTGTTCGTTACGAGGATGTCTTGCCCCATCAAATCGCCGTCGGCGATGTTCACCGTGATATACGGAAAAGCAGTCTGGTCGTCCACGCATCCTGCAAGGAAAACGGGAACGCCAAACTGCTGCCAAAAGACCATCCATGCCTTATGAAATTCCGTCATACTTTCACCGCCTCTGCACGCACCTGTCGGAAGTTCATCATTTCTGACGGCACATTGGGGGGCGGTGTCATGTCGCCCGGGGAGGACTTGACCTCCATGATCGTGCCATCCTTGACGCGCTTGAGCCGGTCTCCGATGGAGATATCATACTGGTCAGAATAGACGACCGTGTACATCACCCTCGCGCCGTTTTGGTACGCGATCTTCGCCGCCGTGGAGTTGTCCGTCACGACTCCTGCCTTGATGGTCGCGCCATCCACATAGGAGCTGGACGTGCCGCTGATGGGGTCGTTGTGAGTGCGCTTGTCCATGATGACAACATCCTCGAAATAGTCCTGTATCATCATCCCACCTCCGTAAACATCCGGCGGTATTCGGTCAGCTCCACAGCGAATACCTTCTGCCAGCCCATATCAGCCGCGCTTCCCGAATTGGCCCTTACATAGCTGTACTCTCCGAAACGCTCCTGCAAAAACGCCCCCACGGGGTTCTTTTCCTCGTAGGTCTTGATGGTCTTGCACAGTTCCAGGAATTCCTCAGGCGGGTCGAGGAACCACACACGGCCCTCAAATTCCTCGTCATGCAAGCCATCCACGCTGCGCCCGGTCAGATAACCGTCGCAGACCTCCCACACACCGTTGTGACACGCGCTGCCGGAGATATACACCCAACGGGCACCGTCCGCCCCGGACAGGGCGTTGCCGGTGATGCGGAAGGTGCCGTCGATGTACCCGGTCTCGAAGTAGTTACGACACTGCCGCATCACAGCGGCAACGCTTACTGCCATTGAGCGACCTCCTTATCAGGAAATGGTGCCGACGACGATGCCGTCCAGGCGCTCGGGGAAGAAGGTGACGCCGGACATGACCAGGTCATTCACGCGGGCGTGATCCTCGTCCAGGTACTCACGGATGCCGATGTAGCCGGTCTCATCAGCCACCAGCTTGAACACGCCAGCAACCTCGCCGGAAGCGATGTTGATGTAGTAGGCGACGATGTTCTCCTTGGCGGTGGCGTAGAACTTGCCCTGAGGAACCTTGCTGGTCATGAACACAGTGCCCAGGCCCAGGAAGTTCTCGATGTAGCTCATGCCGAAAGCGGTCTGCAGAGTGATCTGCGCAGTACCCAGGTAGGTAGCAGCGTCCAGGGGATTGATGAAGTACACGGTGTCGACGGTGTCATCCTCCCACAGCACCTGCAGATTGCCCCAGCCGGAAGCCAGCGCGGCCTGCAGACCGGTGCCGGAAGCGGTGCCGGTGCCGGTGGCGATGAAGGTGAAGAAGTCGTTGCGGATCTTCGCCTGCACGTCCTTCACCATCTTGTCGGTGGTGTCGCCGACAGCCTGATCATATCCGCCCTTCAGGATGGCTTCGGCGGTGGTGGACTTGCGCCACTTATTCAGGACCGCCTCGCCCACGGGGGTCTCGACGGTCTCGTAGTGAGACAGGGGAATCAGCTCACCCTCGGCAACGGAGCCGTTCTCCAGAGTGCCGGTGACCTTCAGGGCCTTCAGGGTGGTGCCTTCCTGCACAGCGATCTTGCGGGTAACGCCCATCGCCTCCATGAACTTCTTCAGAGAGCCGGTGAACTGCATATTGAAGTCAATCGCACGAACGCGAGCGATGTCCTCAGTCAGAATGGTATTGGTTTCAGCAGCCATAGTAATTGTCTCCTTTCGTTATCAGTCGAACAGGTCAAGATTTGCCGCAATGGCGGCACGGCGTTCGGCCGGGTTCTTGATCTGCGCGATCTGTTCCTTGGTCATTCGGGAATTTCCGCCAGAGGGCGGGTTATTACGATCCGCGCCCTTTGCTCCGCCACGGCTGACGAAGGACGAGTACTTCTCGCCGTAGGACTTGGCGAGCGCGTCCACATCGGTGATCGCGCCCTTGTCGTCCAGCTTGATTTCGTCGTAGTTCGCCGCATCGAGGATCAGGTTGCGGGCTTCGGGACGCTGGATGTTCACCTTGTCCTTGAGGAAATTGTCCAGCGCGGTGCGCTTTGCGCCCTTGGTCTTTTCCGCCTCGATCTGGTCCTTGTACTCCTTGTGGGCCTTGACTTCGGCTTCGTACTTTTCCTTGTACCCGCCATCGTTCGCAGCCTTGAGGTCGTCCAATTCCTTCTGGACGGCAGGGAGCTTGTCGGCAGTCGCCTTGTAGGTGGCCAGGTTGTCCTTCAGAGGGTCAACAACACCCAGGTGAAGGGCGATCAGGCGGTTTTCGATGTCGTCAGTGTGCGCTTCTCCGAGGATGTTTCGGATTTCAGCGCGGGTAAAACTTGCCATTTGACATTTCTCCTTTTCTTCGGGGGCATTTCTTCGCCCATGTCGGTGATATGCAAACAGCCGGGGACTGTACCTCGTCCTCGGCTGCGGTTGCTGGGGTTATACGATTCCGTTGGGTAGCTCTTCTTTCACAATTTCCTTGACGGTATCGCTCGCGTTAAAAACGCCATCTTTGATGTAAGGTCGGCCTACAAGTTTTCTTGTTCCGTCGTGGACATGCCCTGCATAATCAAGGTCAGAGCCAACTCGTACACCGTATGTGTTCTGAGAAACCTTGTGCGGTTCTGCCTGGATGCTGTCAAACAGGTCTCCGCTTTCAAGGATTTCGGTGTGTCCGTCCTTGCCGTGAGGGGTGTGGTAGCCGTAAAGCATCTGGTATTGCACCGACTCCACATAGGCCTCTGCAATGTGGTTCATTGCGGACATGCAGTTACTGTCCATTTTCTGCAGGACAATCGCGCTGTTGTCGATGAATTTCACAGCCATCAGCCGACCCTCCTGACGTAGCAATGGCAGTTGACCGTCTGGCTCGCCGGTGCGCCCGGGTCGCCAGGGTATCGCAGGCCGGGCAGGAATTCCTCGCCCACAGGACGCTTGCTGCCGGAGATGGCAACATGCATGTGGCGCGGTTCCCTCGCCCTCAGCGGGTTGACCCATTGGAACTCCGGCACCGGGGGACGCTTGCGGTGCCCCTTGACGGCCTTGTCGTAGTCCTGCAAATACTGCTTGATCGCCTCGGAAACGCGCATGCCGTTCAAGGCCCTTGTGCGCTCCGTCTGGGCGATTGTCTTGGCGCGGGTGATATTCCCCCGCATAACTCGCTGGATGCGCTCTGCGAGGCCGCCGGAACCCTCTTTCGCGCGGATGTGCTTCTCCATCTCAACTTGCAGTTGCCGCAGGATGATTTCCTCGTTTCCGAGATTGTCCAGCGAAACCTTTGTGAACGGCGATTCCGTCTGCGCGAGTTCAGCCAGTTCAGCCAGCCTTGCCCGTGTCATCATCGCGGGCCACCTCCTTGATCCCGGAAATCTCCGCCCTGATTACGTCAGCAGCTTCATTCCCTGCGGCGGCGATGGCCTTTGCAACGTCTACCAGCAGCCCGCTTTTGCGGATCAGCACGCGGGCGCGGCCCCAGGCTCCCTGCTCTTCCAGCTTGTCCAGCTTTTCAAAGGTGGCCTTGTGCTTCTCCATCAGGGGGGCGAGCGCAGCCGGGAAAAGACGTTCCAACTTTCGGAAGGTTTCAGCCTCAATGCGGTCAGCCTGAGCAACAGTGCGGTCATACATCTTCTTCCTCCTCCGTGATGGTCGGTGCGGCGGTCATGCTTTCGGCGGCGAGGCGGTCAAGGATATCCGGGATTTCTTCCTGGTCGATGTACGGGTTGATCTTGAGCGCGGTTTCCTGGTCGATGTAATCCCGCATGACGCTGATGTCCTGCACGATCTCCGACCGGTTGGAGATGGTCTGCCTTTTGAATTTGATTTCCTCCGTCTCCACGCCGATCAGCGCGAGGATGCCCTGCACAAAACGGAAGCACTGCCACTCGTAGCGGTCAGCCTTGAGGTTGAGGTTCGCCGTGGCGGTTTCGATGGCTACGTTGGTCAGGCTCCCGCCGGTCAGCGCGTCCATATCCAACGCCATGAAGTCGCTGTAGAGCTGCTTTTGCAGGATGTCCATTGCAGCTCGACGCGCCTCATAGGGAACGTCCACCGTCTTGAGTTCCGCCGTGGAGCTGGTGCCGGTGCCGTCGGTCAGGTTCGCCACAGCCTTGACGCGGTTGATCTGCTCCAGCATCTCCGCCACGTCATCCAGCGTGCCGCCGAAGTTGTTCAGCACCCAGTACACATCGTTCGCGCGGTCAAGGTTGTCGCCGAAGTCGGAGAAGATGCGGTCATACAGGTCGATTTTCGACTTGATGGCCGGGGTCAGTTCGCTTCGCCGTTCCTCACTCGCCCACAGCGGCACAACCGGGAGCCGTCCGCCGTAGTTCTCGCCGGTGATCTCAACCGGGCCGTACGCATCCGACTGCGTCCTGACGACGTAGGGGCGGCGGGTGTCGGGGATTTCCTCCAGTTGCTCCTTGCCCATGCGGTATTTGACCACACCGTCCGGGCTGAAAACACGCAGATACAGGGGCCGGTTCTGATTGATCTGCCAGAACTGCACCAGCACCATCGGCTCGGAGGTTTCCTCATCCAGCAGCGCAACCGCGCCGGACAGGCCGTCCTTCACCGCCTCGATGACCTCCAGGTGGTCGTAATTCCAGAAGCCCCAGCAAACGCCGTGCAGGAGGGCCTTTTCGCCGCAGCGTTCCAGCTCCTTGTCGAAGCCCAGCCCCAGGCGTTTCTTGAGGTCGGCGTTGTCCAGCGTCACGCCATTGGAAAGCAGGAATTGGTTCTGCTGAATGACGAAGCGCGGGAAAAATCCGCTGCGGACTCGGTTGCCCGCGATCTTGACCGGCTGGGACTTTTTTCGCGTCCTGCCGTTCTTGTCCTTGTACTCCACAGCGCGGGGCTGCATGAGCATCTTGTTTCGCACTTCGGTGTTGTCGGTGCGGAAGTACTCGTTGGCGGTCAGGCCGGACTTGAAATCGTCGGAGGCTTTGTAGTCCCGGACGATCTTCTCCAGCATGGCGATGCGGTCCGTGTCGGAAGCGGCAAGCCAATCCTGATAGGTGTAATCGGTGTACATGGGTGTCACTCCCTTCGGTCGAGGATTCGGCACACGCAAGCCGCGCTGTCGGGTGCGTCGTCGTGTTCTGCCGCCTCGGTGTAGCTGAGAATCTGCGAGATGTAAGCCTTGTCGGTTCCTTCGAGGAACACGATATTAGGCCACCACTTTCGCAGGAATGTAGCGATCTTGAAGAATTTGTTTTGGTACTCGTTGTACATTCGGGTTTGCTCGCCGTTGCGTTGGAACTCTCTGCCAAGATATCCCTTGTCGGCGTTGGTTTCCATGTAGATCGGCGAACAGCGCAGCTCGTGGGTTTTCTGCGCGATGAAGTCAACCACCGTATCGACGTGCCGGTTCCAAAGTTTCCCGTACAGGTACAGTTTGTCTCCGTCGCGTTTCCCGCAGGTGAATGCGGTGAAGTCAGAGCCGCCATATGATGCGTCCACATGGGCGATTCCGTTGTGCAGCAGTTCTTCGTCGTCCGTGAATTCGGGGTAAGTGGTAAACAGCGCACCTTCCGCAGCGGCCCACATGCCCAGGATGTACCGGTCATACAGAACCGTTCCCTGGTACTCGCGCTTCAGATTCTCCACGAAAGCAGGTGGCAGGAATGGGTTATCGTCGATGGTGTAAACCTGTGAGAAAATGTCGGCGTCGCTGTCCAGGAATTCCTTGAGCCAGTGCGTCGGGCCTTGGGGATTGTAAGTGCCATCAAAACAGGAGTAATCCTTGTCCAGACGGCTCTTGAGCAGACCGAACACATCCGGCGACCAGTCTGCGACCTCATCACCATAGCAGTACTTGATGGACGATCCTCGCAGCTTCGACACCTGCGACAGCTTCTCCGCGCCCAGGGCGTAGCACTTTTCGCCAAACAGCATGACCGTGTTGTCGGAAGAGATGTAGGCGACCAATTCATCGCCGTACAGCGTCCGCATCGGCTCCAGGACGTTACGTTCGATGGTCGCCTTGGTCACGCCCAGGATCACCGTCAAGCCCTCCTTTCCGGCGCGTTCGCGGATGCGAGTGGGGATCACGATGCGGAAGTCCATGTAGGTCTTGCCGGAGCGGGTCGCGCCGCCTTTGAAATTCCAGCGATGGTTTCCTTCCCGGATGAATTGGGCTTGTTTAGGTGTCCATATAGGCTGCATCGCGCATCTCCTTCAAAAGGCTGTCCAGCTTCTCCAGCGTTCCCTTCTGCTTCTCCGCGCCGATGGCGTAACGCTTCATCAGGCTGTCAGCGGCCTTCAGGCGGTCAGCAAGGGACGGGTCAAGGCCGAATGCGTCCTTCTCCTGCCCGCGCATGACGGAAGAATAAAAGCGCAAGACCTCATCAGCAGACGCGACGCGAGCTGCGTCCTGCTGGGCCATGCGCTCCTGTATATAGGCAGATATCTCAGGTTTTTTTAGGTTTTCTTCCCCAATAGCTCCCGCCGTTTTGGCGCTGTAACCGGCTTTCCGCGCCGCTTTCGAAGCGTTTCCACATTCGATGTAGTAGTCAGCGAATGCCTTTTGTTTGGGCGTGAGCATCAGCCATCACCGCCATCATTGAGGATCGCGGCGAGGGTTTTGACAACATCCGCCATGGAGTATGTGGAGCAGATGGCGACATCCTTCTCCTTGCCTTCGACGTTTCGTTTTTCGGACAACACGAATTTGGTCACCATCCTTTCCGCACGTTCTGAGTATGATTGAAACTGGTTGATCTTGATGAACCGGCCCTTCAGGGTGAGGGCGGTTTGAAGTTTTCGCGCTGTTGCGTGAAGGTTCAAATGCCCTCCTCCTTTTCGATGTCCTTCCCCCAGGCCCCGCCACCCGGAGGATGTCCCGCGCCGCATATACCTGTCCTGTCAGGCTGTGAGGGTCGACACCCTCTGACGCGCACCACTATATCGCCACGTGCGGAATCGAACCGCATTCCCTCGCGCGTAGGCCTTATGTGTGTTTCAACCGCCTACGCACAACGAGGGAAATTCCCACGAATCTATGGCATGAAAAAGGGGAGGCGGTTGTCCGTCTCCCTCTGTTCCACGATACCATGATACCACGGTTGGAACTATGATAACTATGATTTTTCGGAAGTTTCTGACCTTTCCTCGTCATCCGTCCTCATCTTTCTCTCCACATGTCGAAGCACCTCAAACACATGCGGCTCCGAGTATGCGATGCCGAAGGCGATCTCCCGGACGGAGCGTCCCTCCATGTACCGCATATGCATGACCGTCCGTTCCAGGGGCTTGTCCAGCTTTGCGATCATCGGGGCCAATTCCTCCCGCATTGCGGACAGCTCATCCTTGATGGCGTTGTAGGCCGTTTTTGCGGCCTCCAGCAACTCCATGCCCGATTCGATCTGACTTCCTGCTCCTCCTCCACGGGGCATCCCGGTCAGCGTCGCCGTGCATTTCGTCGCCTTTGCCATCGCCTTTTCGACCCGAAAGCGGGCCATCGGCAGTCGATTCATCAAAAACCGCATCCTCCTGAGGTCTACCATCGCATGCTCCTTTCTTTATTTTCCGCGCGTCATCCTGCGCTGTGCGTCCATCTGCGCACAGGCCACCTCAAACTCAAATACCCGGCGCTTGTAGTCCTCGCGCTGCTGCTCGGTGTAGGCCTTGTACTTCTCGCACTCGGCGTGACAGGTCGGGGAACGCCCCGGGCAGTCGCGTTTGCAGGGTTGCCTCATCAGATCCTCCTTTACCACTTGGCGTAGTTGCCGCCGCGCAGGGTGCTGATTCCCCGCGCCGCCTTGCGCTTGTCCTCTGCCATCCAGCAGGTGTACGAGCAGTAGTACCGCATCTTCCCGTTGTGCTTGGTCTTGTACACCCATTGCTCGCCGAGCCAATTGAAGGTTTTCTTGCATTCCGGGCATTTCTTAGTCTTGCCGGAAAACAGCACCGGGCCGTCAATGCTGGCCACATAGCTTCTGCTGACGCTCATTTCTTCACTCCACCTTTGCCCGGTCTCTGTATTTTGCCAGTTCCTCACGGTATGCGGGCGTGTTGCAGTATCCGCAGCACTTGTCCTCAAACTCAGGGCAGAATCCCCGGTATATGCACTCAGGCACCATCACCGAGGCCAGCGGCGGGTCGATCTGCTTGACAAGATCCTTGACTTCCTGCCACGCCTTGCGAGTCTCCGGGCTAGCCTGTGCGCACAGACGCTTGCGGCTGATGTTAATCAAAGCCTGCGCATCTGCCTCGCACATGTGGTTGACAGGCGCATCCTGACGGTTCGCGTCACGGTCAACACCGGTTCGGTCGCTTCGCTGAGTTGTCACCCAATGTTCAATACCGATTTTGTGCCGAACGATATGGACGCTGACCCACGACTTGAGGCTCTGCCACTTCCACTTAAACTTGATCAGACGGATGGGCGAGTGTTCCGCCAGCAGAATACTCTTCTTCCAACGAATGTCGGGCGGAAGCCCGTTGCCCTCCTTTCCGACAGTCGTCCGGGCTGCGCCCTTAACGTCGGCCCATACATCCTGGTATTTCCAGTAGTTAATCATGTTCGTCATTCACCTCAAAATCAATTCTTCTCATCCTGTATGGTGCGCCGATCTTTTTGCCGGGCGGCAGCGGGGCTTGCCGTTTGTTCCGGCTGCAGTTGGACTTGACCGTTCCAACCTTTACCCCTGCCCATGCCGCCATTTCTTCTGCCGTGTCTGCCACAAAGAGGGGAAGCTCGAAGCAGTCAGGCGTGACGGCGATGTAGAGGGTCACGGGGTGGCCTCCTTCGGCGGTTCGGGCAGTGGCATCCAGTGGGTGATGTTTTCGGGATCTTCGAGGAATCCATTAGAGTTTCTCCAGCTTTCGCCATCCCACGCGAACGTATCTACAAGATTACCGATAAAATGACCGTAGTATACAGCAACGAAAACGCCTCTTTCCGGCAACCTTTCCTTCACGCTGATCCACCGTGGCATAGCGTCCACCGCATCATTCCAGCCCCGGCAGTAGTCAGAGCTGATGCACTGGCTCACGACCTTTTTGTCAAGCATTGCCATCCTCCTTCAGCAAGCAAGGTTGCGGCACTCGGGCCAACTTCTTCAAAATAGGCATTTCCAAGCAGAAATAGTACCACGCCCACCGGAGTGCCATTCTGTCACATTCGATGCATCCAGCGTCTTTGAATAAGCAGCCATCACATTCCGTGCGATCTCTTACCTGGCGTTCAAGCCATCCGCTTTCATTCTTTGCCATCGTCTGATCCCTCCTTCTGTACGCCGCGCCATTCAAAGTTACTATGCAAACTGCTGCACCATGCGCACGGTTCTTCGTTCATCAATGTACCGAAATGCTTACACGATTCGCAAACATCCCCATTTTTCAACGCCTCAACAGCCGCATCCCGTTCCGCTTCAAGATGCTCAATAGCTTGCAAGGTTATCTCTCTGGCTTGCGATGCTCTGCCAATCGCTGTTGTGCCGTTTAAGTCCTCATCCGGGTCATAAGCAGGGCAATCAAGCCACTTATCAACAAAGTGCATCACGCCAAGGATGGTGTGGTACAGGGCATTATTCCTGCTTTCCAGCACCCGGATTCTCTCAGCCTTTTCGGCGTTCTCTGCCTGTAGCTGCTTGATGAGGGCGAGGGCGTCGTTTCTCACGCTTGTGGTGCAATCCGAATTTTCCCAATACGGGCAACTTTCGCTGTTGCACATTTCTATGCAGCACTCCAGCCCCTTCTTGATCTCATCAGGCGTTTTCATTGTCAGTCACCCCTTCAAACATCTTCTTCAATGCCCGCAGCCACATTTCCACACATTCTTCGCTTTTGAATGAACCTATGACATTGAATTGATTTCCGACACCTATTACAAGCGAAGGCCGTTTCCGGTCAGGTAAATGCTCTGCGCCGATGAACAAATCACCCTTCGTCAGACCTTTACCCATCGTTCACCCTCCTGTTCCATGCGTCAATAGCTTTCGGCATCACATATCGGATGCAATTTGCAATAGAATCATATCGGCGCGTTTTGCCGTATCGCTTGACCGTTGCACCGCACCTACAACACATGATTTCAACATAGTCGGTGGTTGCAACTTTAGAGGTTTCTTCTGCACCGCAGTGGCGGCAGGGCTTCAGGTCAACCATGAACGCCTCGCCTCCTCGCCTTGTTTTTCAATCCACTTTCCAAACCGGGTCAGGTTCTTCTTGCGGACTCGCTTTTTCTTGGTTCTCCAGTACAGATGCAGGATTCGGTCAACGTTCATTCCACCACACCTCCAAACATGTCAATCTGCCCAGGGATCGGCGTATCCGGTGTTTCTTCCGGCACATCGACGAACACACCAAAGCCAAGCATTTCAGCCTTTTCCTTGATATCCAGCAAGAACCACTCATGTTCAACAGCGTCATCAATGCAGCCGATGCAGTACACCTCATCGCTGTCCTCGCCGTCCTGCGAAAAGAAGTCCTCGCCGGGTTCGATTGCCTCATGGCAGCGGCAGCATTTACGGTCAATCATCCTTCCGCACCTCCTTAAACGGGTTCCCATTAGTGTTAAACAAGAATCGTGCTTCTTCATACCCAAGCTGGTTCCATTCTTGAGCAAGCCTTTTTAGCAAATTACTGGGCCGTTCATATGGGACATACACAAGCACCTTCTTATGCCTGTGAAATCCGTATCCCTTGCAGAAAGCCCATGCGACGGTCACATCGTAGGTTTCTACATACGGCTTTTTCCCGCAAATCGGGCACTCAAAGAACGCCACATCGCACGTCCTTTTCAACTTCCCGCATCCTCCTTCGTCTTGAATGAACGTTTTTTCATCGCCGTTTCAATGTCCGGCAGTTCATACCCGGTTGACTTCTTGCAATAAGGGCAATGCGTCCACCTGAAGCCGTTCCATTCAGAGCCGCAGTGCTTGCACTTCTGATAGATCATCCTTCGGCACCTCCGTCTTCATCCTGTGCTTTCCATTTGCTGATAAGGGCTTTCATCTCGTTCAACCGATCATCAGACAGCACATCCGGCGTGTAACCGTCCATTAGGCGGTCTATCTCATCCAACGCCTCTTTCGTGATTTTGTACGTGCAATAGTAATCGTGATACAGCGTTTCAATCCTGCACGCATTGTTAATCAAGTCATCCATGTAGTTTGCCATTGCCAGCTTTCCAAATCCGCAAACCCTGTTGCACAGGTCGTTGTCAGCCAGCAGGGCCTGTTTGATCTTCACCAGCATGGAAACGCTTCTCGCCGGGACTTTGAATTCACCCATGCTTTTCTACCTCCAGCGTTCCATCGTCATACAGCACAATGCGGTCGCCCTGACAGGCCATCACCGGGCCGTCAGGCGTGGGAACTCGGAGCATGCGTTCCATCGGGTAAATCATGATCCGCGTTCCGATCAGCCGCTGCAGCCGTGCGCCTGGCATGCTCGGCCCTGCTGCCGTTCCGCCGATGGTGAAGCTATCAATCACTGCAGCCATTTTCCACGCACCTCCAGACATTCCTTGCACACGCACCCGCCATCAGCATATCCCCAATCCGGCGGTGTCACGTACTGCCGGATCAAATCCACATTCACCGGTTCAAGGAAGATCAGCGTCTCCGTCTTGCCACACCGGCAGCAAGTAAATTCCACATGCATTTCATGCTTCATCATGCATCCACCACCCTTTCAAACGGCTCCTTGAAGTCGATGTAAACGCCCGCCTTTTGCAACGCTTCATCGACAATTTCCTCCTTGCTCAGAGTGTTCACCACATAATCGTCCATTTTGCGAAGGAACCGTCGGTTACGCTTGAAGCCGTAGCCCTCCAGATCATGCAGGGCAAGCGTCGATGCGGCGTAGCAGGTTTTCATGCAGAATTCGCACGCTTCCTTCCACCCGTCTGCATACCCATGCTGGAATGTGGTTTCCGCCATCGGGCTTTTCTTGCGAAACGCCACTACCGCATCTGCGATCTTTTGCTTTACCCGTTCCTGCTGACGGGCTTGCTGCCGTGTCATGGTCATGTCATTTGTCCTCCTTCATTCAATCAAGCGATTGCGAATTGCATCTGATGCTGCTTTTCCTTGGCCTTATAATGACCTTGCAGCCCGTCAATCACACCAATAGCCAGGTTGACCATGATGGGGTCGTTCTGCCATTTCCGGGCCATCTGTGCGGCCTTATTCGCCAGCATCTCCCAATACACCGGGTCTTCGTCTGTCGGCACATTTTCAAATTCGGCCAGCAGGCGGAAGGCGTCGCGCATGATCTCTGTATTTCTATCAGTCACTATAGTCCCTCCTCGGCTCGGTTTACATCTCAGTTACGCTCAAAGCCAGTAAAATCAACGGTTTGAGGATTTTGTGTAACTGACGTAACCTATTTTTCCTATATATTCCCCAAGTTGGAATAATCTTTTTCTCTCTTTTTTGTTTTTTTAGTTACAAGAGAGTATAAGAAAGCCAGTAAAATCAACGGTTTGCGGGGTGTAACCGAGATTGTAACCGACGTAAACCGACGGTCAATCTCAGTTACGTCAGAAGGGGCAGTCGGGCGGCTTCTCCACAGCGGTGAACCGCTTGATCAGCACCTTCTGAATCCCATATTCGGTGCGCATTGTCTTTTCGCACCGTTCCCAGCCGGGTATGCGGGAAGCAATCTGCATGATTTCGATACTATCCTTGCGGGATGGCCTTGATTTTCCATCTTGCAGGAGTGCCTTAAACCAGAGCTCAATCACCGACACAGTACTGTCGTTGGGCTTGCCGTCCATGTAGCTGCGGATCATGCCGATACGGTAGTCATCCTCCATCGCGCGTTCCTGTTCTTCCCGGATGTAGGGGAGCAGATCGCGGTCAGCGTAGGGGGGGAGGTTGTTTTCCTTGTATAGCGTCCTCGCCTCGGCCCAGCATTGGCGGATGTATTCCTTGATGGCTGCTTTGTTGTTGAACAGGTCGTATCCTGTGCAATGGCAGCGGACAGGGTAATACCTTCGGTTGCCTGTCTTATCGGACAGAAACTGGGCATTGT